CAGGTAAAACTGCTGATTTCTTTGGTATGAGTGGCGATGCTATGCAGCGCAAAGCAGATACTAAGATTATCCAAGCCCTACAAAGAGATGGCTTTACATTGCCACAGATTAAGGGTGTAATGGATGAAATCAGAGCATCAGGATATAAGCCAGAAACCATCATGGAGTTTGGTGGCAAGGCTACTAAGCAACTAGGAGAAACTGTTGCAAGCTATCCTGGCGCAAGAGTAGTGGCTGAGAACTTGGCAGAAGAACGCAAGTCTGGTGCAGGCAATCGTATTCTTACAGACTTTCAAAAAGCCTTTCAAGTAGATGCAGACCCAATGGAAATTGCTAACAATGTCATTAAGTTAAGACAATCATCATCTGCACCACTATATAAAACTGCATATGAAAAAGATGCTTTGATTGGCGGTCAATCAATTGATAAACTTATGCAAGACCCTGCATTTAAAAGAGCATACGATAGAGCCGATAGATTAGCGCAAAGAGAAGTAGATGAGGCTGGTAATATTGTTGGAACAGCTTTACCTGAGTTAAAAGAATCAGGTAATGTATTTGATCTTAAAACTATTGATCGCATTAAGCGTGGCATAGATGCTGAGATTAACTATAGCAGACTGCCTACATCTGGTTTAGAAAAAACAGAAGTAGATTCTATTAAAAATCTACGATCTGTATTTATGAAAAATGTAGATGAGCAAGCTCCTGATGAATATAAACAAGCTAGACAAGCATTTGCTGGTCAAAGCGAAATATTAGATGCTATAGAAAATGGTAAAAACTTTTTTGATATAGATGCTAGACAATTAAAACAAATCTACAATAAATTATCTCCATCAGAAAAAGATGGTTTCTCTGTTGGTGCGTATGATGCTATTCGTACCAAGATTCAAACAGGCGCAGATGGCGTAGATATGGTTCGTAGAACATTTGGATCTACAGAAAAAAGAGATCAAATAAAAGAACTTATTGGTGCGGATGCTTTTGATACATTAAATAAACAATTAACTAGAGAAAAAGCTATTCGATCTACTGATATTCAGATTACAGGCGGTAGCCCTACTCAGCGTAGAACAGAAGCAGCCAAAGAGTTTGAAGGTAGCACAGAGCTAGTACCACAGATGGCAGAAAAAGGACTTGTAAAAGGTGGAATGGATTATCTATTGAGATCCGTTACAGGCCCAGGCGGTAGAACTGCTGAAACACTAGCTCCTGATCTATATTCTGTAGATCCTGCAAGACAGGCACAGATCGTAGATCGTTTAAAATTACTCGATGAATATTTACGCAATCAAGCATTACAACAACAAGTAGGTGCTGGTGTTGTTGCTCCTTCTCTATTGGAATAAAAAATGGCAAAGACAAAGATTTCAGAATTTGATAGCACTCCAGCTAACAATACGGATATAGACAGTATTAACATTGCAGAAGGCTGTGCTCCATCTGGCATTAACAATGCTATTCGTGAGTTAATGAGCCAACTAAAAGACCAACAGACAGGCGCATCTGGAGATAACTTTACTGTAGGTGGAAACCTAGCAGTAACAGGCACAACTACATTTACTGGTATTCCATCAGGCCCTACAGCATCAGTTGGAACTAATACTACTCAATTAGCTACAACTGCCTTCACATTAGCTAATAGCGTACCTACTGGAGTTATTAATATGTGGGGTACTGCAACTGCTCCTACTGGTTATTTATTATGCGCTGGAGCTGCGGTAAGTAGATCTACATACTCTGCTCTTTTTGCGGTGATTAGTACAACTTTTGGCGTAGGCGATGGATCAACTACATTTAACTTGCCAAACTATACAAATCGTATGCCTTATGGTACGACTTTGGCAGCCACAGGCGGTAGCGCAGATGCAGTAGTAGTAAGCCATACCCACACAGCAACATCTACTGTTACAGATCCAACTCATACTCATAATTCTGTAGGAAATGGCGCACCTAATGGTGCTGGAGCTGGTATTGCATTAACTAATCCTGGCAATAGTCCTGGTTTAGCAACAGCAGCAGCCTCTACTGGAATTACTGTTGCAACAACTAATGCTACTGCTGGTGTAAGTGGCACAAACGCTAACTTGCCACCATACCTCGGTATTAACTTTATCATTAAGACTTAATCATGGCTAACTTAACAGAAAAAGAGATTGAGGATATTGTTGAGAAAGTAACTGAAAGAGTTATAGAGAATGTCTATACCTCTGTTGGTAGATCAGTAGTTACTAAATTCTTTTGGTTCATTGGTGTTGCAGCAATAGGCGTTGTAACCTATCTTGCTGGCGTAGGCCACATTAAGGTGGGCTAAGATGTGGCAGACCCATTTGGACTATCAGAAGGTGTCAAAGGACTTACAAGCAGCCTTGAGGCAAGCAGAGCTGCAAGTAAGGGCTTATCTCAGTCTATTGAAAACATACAGCACGATGGATTGGATGTCGCACAAAAACAAGCAAACGAAAGAATACGAGCAAGACGAGAATCAGAGTTTAAAAAAGAACAAGCATTAATCAAGGCTTTAAAACAATGGCAACATACTAAACAAATTAGCGATGAAGAAGCAAAGTTAAAGATAGACTTTGTTAAAAAGCATGGTGCTAAAGAGTGGGAAGCGGTTTTAAAGATAAAAGTGGATATTGAAAATATGCGTAAAAAAGATAATGAGGCATATCAGCACGATTTAAAGGCTATTAAAAGACTACAGTTTTGGTGTTTTGTAGCTGCTGCCATTATTGCTTGGTATGCCACATGGGGATATAAGTGGTAATGAATGATGACTTTGATGTATTAATGTGGGCTTGGGTAGTTGCATCTGCCTGGATAGCTTTTGGCATTTACTTAACTTGGGGTTAATATGTTTACTTTACTTACTACTTTAGTTTCTTTTCTAGCTGGCGGTCTGCCAAAGCTAATGGATTATTTCCAAGATAAATCAGATAAAGCACATGAGCTAGAGTTAGTTAAGATGCAGACTGAGCGTGAAGTACAAATGCTCAAGGAAGGCTATGTAGCCCAAGCCAGAGTAGAGGAAATCCGTACTGAACAGATTGGCATACAAAGTGCTGAGAAAGAGCGTGAAGCCCTCTATGCCCACGATATAGCTATTGGTCAAGGCGCAGCTCAATGGGTTATCAATGCCAGAGCCTTTACTCGCTCATTCATTACTTATGGTCTATTCTTTTTGTTTGCTTTTGTAGAAGTATTTGGCTTTTATTATGCCGTTAAAACTGGCGTAGATTTCAGCATTGCCCTTGATATGTTATGGGATAACGAAACACAAATCGTTTGGGCAAGCGTTGTTTCCTTTTGGTTCGGATCGCAGGCCTTCAAATCTAAATGAATTTAGATCAGCGTGTCATTGACATGATTAAGCACCACGAAGGTTGCAAAATGCGACCTTATCGGTGTCCAGCTTTACTGTGGACTGTAGGAGTTGGCAGAGTTATCGACCCTAACCATATAAAGGTGAAACTTGATGAAAGAAAAAATTTACCAATCCCAGATGGATGGGATAGAACTCTCTCTATGGCAGAAGTGGACAAACTGTTGGAAGAAGATTTGGATAGGTTTCAAAGCGGAGTTAAACGATTATGTCCTAATGGGCTTACTCCTGGTAGGTTTGGCGCACTTGTTTCTTTCGCCTTCAATGTTGGACTCGGTAATCTACAAAATTCTACCCTTCGGATGAAACACAATCGAGGCGAATATGAGTCTGCTGCCGATGAGTTTCTAAAGTGGAATAAGGCTGGTGGCAAAGAATTAAAAGGACTTACAAACAGGCGCAAAGATGAAAGAGCTTTATACTTATCTTAAAATGGGTCTGTTAAATTAACATACTTAAACAAACTGACAGGGACATCAAAAAAGAACTCCCCACTAGGGACTTCCCTATTATTGACCTCTATCAATGGACACTCTTTCACCAACTCAGCTTTCAGCCAGTACGCATGACTTAAGTCGTGAGTTAGTGCAAAAAATAGAACAGGGCGATCTTGCCGAAATAATTTTGCTTTACGATACGCTATATGGATGGTGGGATGGTGGCAAAAGTTCCAGCTCCGTACTTCAACTTCAACAAAGCCAACTAGATTATTTGCTCTGTAAGCGATTAGATCAACTCCATAGACATTAGGGTTTTCCCTGCAATCTAGACCCCACTTCATCTTCATCCATTCGGATACAGCTTTTCTAGCTGGTGGGTCATACTTATCGTGCAATGCTTGGTCAAAGCGTTTGCCTGCATAATCGGAAGGGTGCAGGCTCTCCTTCGTGAAGGTTAATGCCGATCTCATCTGTTAATTAAAACGGAACTTCGTCATCCTCTATTGTATTCTTTGGCAGCTCATCTGCACCTTTAGGCTTAAAGTTATCCTTAGGTGGTTTTTCCTTGCCGACTGATCCCGAAAAGAACTTACCATTTTTGCCATCTTTTAACCAGGCGTTAAGGTAATGCTCTTTGCCGTTAATCATTATTGATCCAGCATAATCAGGATGTGTTTCTTTTTCCTTACGATTATTCTTGAATAGGCTAAAGTTGCCATCTTTCATTTCATAGGCCATTTTTTCTCGCTTTCAATTTAGTTAATGTATCTTCGACCTCGCTTAAGAACTTCTCTACTTCTACTTCCATTGCCTTGATAAACTCATCATCCCTCTCAAGGCGTGTTACAAACAGTTGCAAGTCATCTGGTAGCCTAGGGTCAAATGATACGAAATCGCACCACCTAGACCCTGTTACAGCCATCTGGCATTGCATCTGAGGGATATACTTAGATGGCGGTTTATCATCCATCAAATAATCAATATGGGTGCTACTATTGGGACACTTAATCTCAATCAGACCATTCCCCACAAGTCCATCTGGGCTACATCCAAACCACTTAATTGTAGGGTGATCCATAAAGGCTATTTGTTCTACAAAGTTGCCTGTTGCTACCTCATACGCAATTCTAGCCATTGGCTCGGTCTTTGTACCCCATTCCATTGCAGCATTGGTAAAAGACTCGCTTGGCAATCCTGTAAGCCTTTGAACTACCAATTCCGTACGATATTTGGTACGACTTGCAGACTCTCCAGACTTCCCCTTAGATAGCACATCTGCCATACGACTAGCAGTAACCTTGCCCAGCCTAAGTTGATGCCAGGCATCTGTACCCTGCTCTACGGCTACCCTATCCTCTGTAGTAAAGGTGGTCATAGCTTGGCCTCTGCTAAGAATTTTAAATGCTCTGCCAATGTAGCTACTTCGTTTGCAGATTGAGCAGCTCGTTCATGGTTATTTTTTAACTGATGGTTATAGTAGCTTTTAAGAACTTGGTTAATCTCTATGTAAACTTCTGAATAATCTGTCATATTTTTTTGCTATTCGTAGTTAGTTTTTGTGCCTTTGCCTGGTCGCATCGGTTCTGTTTCTGCATTAATTCCATGTAATCTTTTGTGCAATCATTGCAAATATTGACTACCTCTTGGGCATGATCTCTTAGATACAGCCAAGCCTTGTAATCCCTTTTTGATGGGTAGCATAAAGGATACCATTCACTCGTCATCGTGCATTGGCTTTTGCTCTGGCTGAACAATAAAATCAATATCTTCTAATTCGTTCATCTCCCATTTGCGAGAGAACTCAGCAGATAAGGCATCTATCGCAGCGTTCCATCCTAGCATGAAATACTCTTGTGGATGGTATACCGGCTCAGATAATTTATTAAAAGCCTCAAGACACTTTTTGTTAATCACTTTCGTTTTCTCCATTGATAAACGACTGTTTCACTAGGCGTTAGCTTTTTGGGCTGATCGTCTAAGGTACGAGCAAATTCTGCTTTAAAATCTGCCCACTTTTTTCTGTAGAACTCTTGCTCACTAGCTGGAATATAGCCATGCTGCTTTCTCCAGCGCAAAGCTATGTCTGTAGAGCTTGGGGTATAAATAAAGTTATTTTCCATATTTTCTATCTGCCTCTCGTTTTAAACAAACTCCACACTTCCATCTACTTACCTTATTAATCTTTACCAACTTAAAATCACTAGCTGGTCGTAGAACTTGACAACTAACACACCACTTTCTGTCCATCCCAACCTTCCTTTAAATAACCGAATTCTGACGCATCGCATACGGCTCTCAAATCTAAACATACATCGCATTTGTCCACCCATATTCTGTATTGGTGATCTTTTGGTTTATGGACTCCCCAGGTGCTACCACAAGGGGAGCAAACATTATCAGGCTGCTCCTGTGCTAGTTTCATTAAATTGGGCTTTCATTTCGTTGTATGCGTTAGTGATAGCATCTAAAAACTTAGCGTTTCCCTTGTATTTCTTGTAAGATTGAGCAAAGGCCACCTTGAGTTCGGCAGGGCTTTTACTTGCCCTAATTTCCTTAATATCAGCCGTTAGCGTATCTTCTGTATCTACATCATCCCACAAATCTTCCCCTACATATAGGCTTAATCCTAGACCATGTAGAGCTATTGCTTTAGCCAGACAACGCTGCATAGCAGTATTTACGGCAAAGGCATCAGGGTTAGGCACAGCCTTATTTCGGTAGTCCATTACAGGCAATTGGGCGGTCATAGACTTGCCAAAGGCAGTTACTGTACAAAAGACCATTACTGTATCGCCAAACGATACAGGCTGACCATAAGTCCATGTAGCCTCTGGGTCGTGTTGCAACAATGTATCAACAGCCCATGCCCAGCTCAGATAACTAAGATTGTTTTTCTTTTCTATCTTGCTAGAAACATCTACATTTCTAAGCTCTAAATATTTACTCATTTTGATTCCTTCACTATGTTAATCGGATCTCTGCTACTTTTTCCATGTAAGCCCAACTATGGTAATACAGCTTACGACCTAGGGACTCCCAGTCTTTTCTTGCTACGCAATCACGAATAAACTCTTGTAGATCTGTATCGTCTACATCTTGCCCAATAGACTCAGCAAAGTTTCCTAGATCTGTAGGATCAAACTCAGGGTCATTCTTAACTGCATCGTACAAACGCTCATCCAACTGCTCTTGCTCTGCCTGGTCATCGTATGGTGCTTCATAATAAGAATTGTTGTTGTACATAATTATCTTCTCCACGAATTGTTAAAGTTGTTGTAGAACAAGAACGCTGGGGGATTTTGCATAGGACAATCATTAGTCTTATAGCAAGGCGTTTGGTCTACTACATCGGTTTTATAGCGTTTGATGGGGATAGGCGCACAGCCTACTAATGAGATCGCTAGGATCAGGATTAAGGCTCTCATAATGTATATACACCGATACGAAAGCCATACACAGTAATTACAAAAGCTACAATTACAAATCCTAATATGCCACCTAAAATAAAGTCTTTCATTTTGCTACTCCTTCACGAGTGTTAAAAAGTGCTGCTGAGAGAAATCTTAAACCACAAATGTAGAGATTTTTCACCTTTATAAAAATAAATATTAAGTGTTGCTTTTTTGCACAGTTTTTAGATGGTGTAGAATAAAAAGTCTACAAAAGGAGCATATATGAATACTGTTGTAAATTTGCCACAAACAAGTTCATTTGACAAATTGATGTCCGAATTTGGAACTATCAAGATCCTATGCGAAAAGATCGGTGTTAAGTATGTAACGGCCTATGCCTGGAAGATGCGGAACGGCATCCCTAAGAAATGGCATACAGCGATCATAGAGGCATCAGAAGGAAGATTGACAGAGAATGACCTCGGTTAGCCAAAATGCTCGCACAATCTCTCTAATGGAGTCTAGGGGGTATAAGTGCGACCTAGTGGAATCCTACAATCACTTCTCAAGAAGGAAAAAGGATTTATTCAATATTTTTGACATCCTAGCCATTGGCAATGGGGAAACAGTTGGCATCCAGATCACTAGCAAATCCAATATGTCCTCTAGGATTAAGAAAATCTCCGAGTCTGAATTCTTGCCGGAGCTAGTGCGGTCTGGGTGGAAGATCCTAGTTCTAGGATGGTTTAAGCAGCCTAATGGCAGATGGGCTTGCAAAGAGTTTGAAATGTGATGTAAGATACGATTTCCTAAGTTCGAGGCTCTAACGACATACCAGGGGCTTAGGAGAAATAGTGCTACTGGGGGTAAAGGATGAAACAGCACAATATAGGTGGCGAGGTTAGTGCCTATTCCTTGAACGACTGACGGGTTCTGTAACTCCGATGGAGCAGATGAAGGCGAATCTAGGTAGGCTAGGTTCGTTCACCGAAAGAGCAGTAACCTTCCTAAAGACTAATACATAGGTATATATATCAATACTTATATGTATAAATTTATAAGAATCTTATGTAGGTTTATGCTTTTTACATAACTTTTCTCATTGTTAAAGTGCATGAAACTTTAATAAAAAAATGTAGCGTATATGCTACAAAAATAAAACACTTGCATCAATGTAGATTTGTAGATTAAGATCTAAGTTATGAGAGAAATTAGAAAATCCATGACTGGTCTATGTGCCGATGCCAGCAGTTGTTTTCCTACTTGGCAAAAGAAATCCCTTAAGCTAGATTGGCTAAAGAATAGAGTTCTCTACAAGGGAACTACTAACCTTGGCGAGATCATCTGTACGCCTGTGTTTTTTGGGACAGACGAGCATAAAACAGGGTTAATAATGGATGCCATTACAGGCACTTGCTACAAAGGTAGTAAATGCTGCACATCCGATGCCCTAGAGTTGCTTTCCTACAAGCCAGAGCAAGGCTTAGATAAAGAACTTTTAGCCATGCGTAGTAATAAAACCCTAGGAGTCTAAATGTTAGAGCCAATACCTTTTGCTGGAATGGTAAAGATTGATGAATCTTTTGATAGAACTGCAAGCCACATGGCTGGTGAATATGTAGCTTATAAGGAACTAACAGATGAGGAAATAGCGTTAGTTGCTAAAGACTTTTTCTTATCTCAATATGTACCTTATAAATTTGTCAGAGCAATATTAAAAAAGGCTAGTGAGAAGTGAGTTTCACAATCTATACGCATGATGGCATGAAAGTAATCCAATGGTTTAAAAATATAGATGAACTGTGTATAGCTATGCTTAACAACCCCAAAGACTTTTATCATAGGAACACATGAAAAACTTTAAGGAGATACTTCTACATGAAGTTGCTGAAAGACAACGCCTGGAACAGATTGAAGGTCGCAAAATGGATCGGAACAATCCTGTGTTTGATCGGGATATTTCTCACCTCATTAAATTTCTACCCAATCAACCTTCATTTTGGTTTAATCGGTAGTGCTATCTGGGCGTTAGTTGGTATATACCAAGAAGATATACCATTGTTCATTGTAGAATTTGTAGCAGTCTTTTTTTATGTAGTTGGTGTCTATTACTCGTGAAGGAGCAATAATGTCAGATTTATTTGAGCAGTTTTGGAGTTTGTATCCAAGGAAAGTTAGTAAGCGTATGGCGCATCGTAGCTTTTATAAGCTAACGCCAGTAGAGCGAGAGCAAGCAGTAGAGGCTCTGCCAAACCATATTGCATACTGGAAGTCAAAGAATACAGAGCTGGAGTATATCTGCCATGCAACCACTTGGTTAAACCAGTATAGGTTTGAGGATGAGATTGTAATAGAAGAACCAAAGATAAATAAACGACCTGAGTTGCCTTGGTATAGCTCAGAAGAACTCACAATGAAAAAAGCTCAAGAGATAGGAGTCCAGGCTTATGCTGGAGAAGGATGGCAGCAATGGAGAGCCAGAATCTCACAGAAGATTAAACAACTTGAGGAGCAAGTGTGAATTATTTATCGGTCTGTTCTGGCATAGAGGCAGCAACAGTAGCATGGCATCACATGGGCTGGAAACCAGTAGGATTTAGCGAAATTGAGAAATTTCCAAGCCAGGTACTTGCACATCACTACCCACAAGTTACCAATTTTGGTGATATGACTAAATATAAAGAATGGAAATTAGATGACTCAATCGGACTTTTGGTCGGAGGAACTCCCTGCCAATCATTTAGCGTTGCAGGCTTACGCAAAGGACTTGACGATCCAAGAGGCAACCTTGCTCTCACCTATGTTGGAATTCTTGACAAGTTTAGACCCAAGTGGTGCATATGGGAAAATGTGCCAGGTGTCCTCAGTTCTGGGGGGGGGCGAGATTTTGGCAGCTTCCTCGGTGCGTTGGTTGAACTCGGGTATGGGTGGGCCTACAGGGTGCTTGATGCTCAAAACTTCGGAGTCGCACAAAGGCGCAGACGAGTGTTTGTTGTCGGATGTCTTGGAGGTTGGGAATCTTCCGCAAAAGTATTATTTGAGTCCGAAAGCCTGTCAGGGAATATTGCGAAGGGCAGAAGCTCGTGGAAAGAAACTACCACCGATGCTGGAATCAGCACTCAACTCTGTGGCCCACTCACAGCAAGAGATTACAAAGGAATAAGCTCAGACGATTGTAATGAACGCTATATGAAAATGGTAGCAACACCAAAAATTGCTAATTGCTTAGAAACAACTTGCAATGATTATTCAAGGGCAGATGGTTTTACTATGATTGCATACGAAAATCATCCATCTGATAGTAGAGTTAAAGAAATGGGTGATATTTGCCAAACTGTTACAAGCACCTGGGGGTCAGGTGGTGGAAATATACCTTTTGTGCAAAATGTTTTTGGTTTTAATACAAACGCTAGACCCGATGAAATGAATTTTTTAGAAAATCAATCTAATACATTAACTACAGGACAGAGAGCTGGCGTTGGCTGTATAGGTGGACAACATCCAAATGCTGCTATTGGAGAAAATATTAGCCCAACCTTAACTAATGCTATGGGTGCTGGTGGTGGTCATATTCCTATTATTGGAAATATGGCAGTACGCAGACTTACAGAAATAGAGTGCGAAAGATTACAGGGTTTCCCAGACAATTACACTAACATTAAAGAAAACTGCCCAAGTGGTGTAAGGTACAAAGCATTAGGTAATTCTATGGCTGTGCCGGTAATGCGTTGGATTGGGGAAAGAATAAATGAATACGAGCAGCGAGGAATGGCGCAATGAATGTGAGGCCAGAGAGCTACTAACATGGCCTATAGCAACTAGACGAAAACAGTTAGCTTTAGTATTAGAAAAGCGTGGATGGGAAGCCACACTTAAACTAAAAGACGAAATGGAAAGACAATGGAAATTGACCCGAACAAAGCAGTCGAATTTATCATCAAACAATCAGGAGTCTTTGCATCTGCCAAAGCAAATAGAACTTATATAGAGAACTATCTGCGATCTGCTAAAAGTAAGCTCATGCTGGAATCTACAGCTCCTAGTATCGCTGCTAAAGAGATGGAAGCCTACGCTACAGATGATTATGTAGAACTCTTACAAGGGCTAAAAGAGGCTGTAGAAGTAGAGGAAAAGTTAAAATGGCAACTGATAGCAGCTCAAGCAAGAATAGAGATATGGCGCAGTCAAGAAGCTACTAATCGTACTATTGATAGGGCTACACAATGAGCGATCTACCTTATTACATAGGTATATTTATAATTGCATCTACAATAGTTTCTATATGGCTTGCTTTTAATGGTAACTAAACATGGCAAAAAGAACGCACTCAATAAGATTGCAGAACTCGGATGTATTTTATGCTCCGAAGTCCTTGGGATTGAAGGCACTCCGGCAGAACTCCATCATGTTAGAAGGTATGGAGCTAAACGGGCTACATCCCCAATCCTGCCTCTTTGCCCAGAACACCATAGGCTTGGAAACGATAGCCTTCACCACTTGGGTGTGTGCCATTTTGAAAGAAAATGGAAAATATCCTGTGAGGAGTTGTTGGAGCAAGTCAGTCAGAAACTTGGAAAGGATGATAAGTGAACGAAACGAACAAGATTGTTAATGAGTTAGTAGATTTGTACACAGGCAAGATAATGACACAGCATGAAAATGAAGTATTGTTTAGGGTTGTTAAGCTAATTAGAGATCTAGAGGATCAGTCTAAGATGTATAAGTCGCTATTGGCAAATCAGAATAGCGAAGGCAGCCATTAAAGCTCTAGAGAGTCCCAGCCAAACTCCCTGGCTACTTGCCTGGTGCGAGTTCTAAATGCTGTGCCATGCTTATCCCATGCGCCTGTTTTCCAAAAGCTCATATGACATACCTCATGTATTAACGAGCGTTGGATTGTTCCCAACTGTTCATTTTTTAATCTGCTAATTGTAATAATGTGAGGTCTATCTAAATCTTCTTGATAGCGGTAGGTAGCCATTGCATCCTTTTCCCTAGTTACCTTGAACTGGATTAATTCTGGTGGTGGTAAGTCCCATTTTCTTAGCGGATGGCAGCAAGAAAAAGACAAATACATTTGTTCCAGAATAAATGGGGTAATCCTCATATTTTATGAATCTGTCCTCTAAATTCATACTCATCTTCTCCGCTTACTTGGAAAATTTCTGGCAATATTAATCTACCATTTTCCCAAGATAAAAGAACGCCTCCAGGACGCCAGTCCTTTGAATTATCTTCTACATACTCAAAGGCCATTGAGTGCGGATTAGCTAATGTTCCTGTTTGCACTCCATAGCGAGTACCCATATTAAAGTTTGGTGATAGGTCTGTCCAAGGCTCTACTTTAAGCTGGTGGGTATGACCAGTTACGATATTAATACCAGACATTTTGGTATTGATAAATCCGTTACCACGAAACCTGTGTTTAATTACAGTATCTTCGTTTACATAGAACGACCAACAAGATTTCCATGAGGGGAAGAAATCTTTTAATTCAGTCATTGGCAAACCTTCTAATGCTGGAGCGTTCCTTGCAATGTAATTAGTTAGCCTAGCATCGTGATTTCCAGCAGTCCATATTAGTGGTACGCCTTTTGGTACGACTGCCTCAATCCCAGCCATCATTTCAATGCAGCACTCTAATTCTTCTTTTGCAGTAGGAGCTTTAGCCCATCCCATTCGTGGATGACTAGATACTTGACCAGATCCATCAAACATATCCCCATTAGCCACGACAGCCTTCAAATCACTTTTGAAGGTCTTAATCATTTTTAATAATGCTTTGTATGCTGGTGTTATTTCTCCAGGCTGAAAGTGAGCATCAGAAAATACAATAACTTTACCCTTATCTTTTATTTCAATTCCTCGCCTTACATGACCTGGAGTTTGTTCTAGCTTTTTTGGTGGATCTCTTAAAGAATTAAGAGTTGGCAATTTAATATCGTGCCTGATTTCTAGCGCAGCTCGTCTATTTAATGCGCTCCTAGGGTTAATACCTAGCTCTTTTGCTACTAAAGTAGGAGAGCCAAGTCTTTTCCAACACTCTATAAATTTCTCATCTGCTGCATTAGATCGTTTCATATCTACCTTTGCCATAAGATATTGAATATAATACAATAAATTAATTAAAATTAAATGACAACATGGAATCTAGGCTAAAAAATTGGGCTTGGTATGTTACTTGGGGAGTTATTGGCCCACAAGTGGAAACTACTTGTCGCAGTTTTGAAAAGAACTATGTTCCAGAGCTGGGCAATTTATACGCAGACCCAGAGCCACACTACGAGCCAGACCATGTAGACGGAGATCTGATAGAGCAGGCAATTAAGGGTTTGCCATTACAATTAAGACAAGTGCTTAAAATGAGATATGTCAGCCATCCTTACGCCTCACTAAACCAGTTAGCGCATAATGCTAGAACGACACCTCATAAATTAGAAACAGATTTACATAATGCAAAAAAACGACTCCAGCAAGAACTGGATAAGAAAACCAAGTCAAATTACCATCAGAACTTGTACAAGTTGCAAGATCAACAAAACTACTAAAGATGGAGTTCTACAATCTTACAACGAAGGATTAAATGAACGATTCGTATGCCAATCTTGCCATAGTAATAGCGACAAAACACGCTAAATGCTTGCCTGTGCTGTTTGCATCAATAGATGAGTATGTGCCAAAGGAAGTAACAGTTATCGTTGCTGGGAGCGATCTAGAGTGTTCTAGGCACAATACTATCAATCTTCCCAACAACGGCAATAATTATGGGGAATCCTATAACGATGTAGTGCGCTATGCGTTTGAGATGTTTCCTGAGATTATCGTGGCAAACGATGACATAGTATTAACCCCTAGTAGCTTTAATACGCTAATAGAAGATAAAGTGTTGCTTCAAAACCACAGTTTAGGCTGGCTATGCAGTAGATCGGACTATGTGCGTGGGCTACAGAATATTAGGAATGGCGAAGTACGCAATGGAATTAAATTTGTAGAGGAAGATCAGATATTCCAAAGTGATGTACTTTCCCCTTTATTTGGGATTATCTCTAGAGAGGCATGGATAGATTACAAACCGATTAACTGGTATTCAGACGATATTCAATGTTTAGAGATCCGAGCTGCTGGATATAACAATTATGTTAGTCGGTCTTATGTACACCATGTTGGCAGCCAGACTGTAGGAATGGATCACCAAAAGAATGATGACGAGGCTAGGGCATGGATTAGAAACTCTATGCCAGACTTGTACAAGTTGTGGTTTGATTAAAAAAGCGTTAAAATTGTCTTGGGCAAGTTCGCCTTAAATTTCCTCAGATACCATGAAACCACAAAAAACAACGATTATGATCGGCTTGCTTGGTGATAAGCCAAAGATGGGCGAAAAAGAAGAAGGTGGTTTATTGGCAGAGGACAAAAGCTCATGCCCATTAGCTACTCAAGATGCCGACATTAACAAGGGCAACATGAAAAAAGCCATTCTGACAGCCAATTATGGCGAGAAGGGCGATGGCGAAGGCAAGTGCAAAGCCTGTCAATACTTCTGCACACCAAAAGATATGCCTGATTGTGGAATTGAAAAGACAATGGGCTATTGCGAAATCTACGACTTTATGTGCAGCCAGAACAACGGATGCGATGCCTGGGAAGCTATGGGCAAAGAAGAAGAAATGGAGATGAAAGATGAAGAATAGTCTTTACGGAAATATCAACGCTAAACGCAAGCGTATCGCTGCTGGATCAGGTGAGAAAATGAACAAAGTAGGTAGCAAAAACGCTCCTACTGCCAAAGATTTTAAGCAAGCGGTTAAGACTGCCAAACCTATGAAGGCTAAAAAGAAATGAAGATGAGCAAAAAGCAAGCCAAGATTGGCAAGGTAATGGGCGAGTACAAAGAAGGTACTTTACATTCCGGCAAGGGCGGTAAGGTAGTTAAGAACCCTAAACAAGCTATTGCCATTGCTATTTCAGAAGCTACTAAAAAAGCTCGCTATAAAAAATGATTAGTGTAGTAATGCCTAGTTATCTAGGTGATTACCCAAGAGCAGCAAGCAATAGAGAACAAAAGCTCCCTAGAGCAATAGATAGCTTTTTAGATCAAAAAATAGGCGAGTTAATAGTTGTGGCAGATGGATGCCAAAAAACAGTAGAGATAGCATCTAAATACCCTGTAAAGACTGTTTTAATAGATAAACAACCATACTTTAGCGGAACACCTAGAAACATTGGGATACAAAACGCTAAGTACGATTACATTGCTTATATAGATAACGATGATGTATTTGGTAAAGGCCATCTAAAAACAATAGCAGACAATGTAGATACAGATTGGCTTTATTGGGATGACTATGTAGATGGTCAAATACGCCCAGTATGGTTTAAGATAGGGCATATAGGCACTTCTGCAATAGCTCATAAAAAGACATTAGATTGCAAATGGGGTGATGGCTATGGGCATGATTGGGAATTCATTAAGCAATTAAAACACTACCGCAGCAAACGCATCACCACCAATTATCAAGTTATGCACATACCTGGAACTGTAGACCAATAATGTTTATTGTTCCAACATATAAACGCCCAGAAAGACTTAAAAACCTTATTCAAGCGTATAAAGACACTAAGGCAATAGCCCCAGTATTTGTATTTATACAGGGAAACCCTGAAATTTATAGTGGTATTAAGTATCCTAATACATGGACTGTTGAACAGTTTGAAAGCAATATAGGTCTAGTTGGCGCAGTAAATTATGCATTTAATAAATATCCCAATGAAAAATGGTATGGAAGTCTTTGCGATGACCAAATGCCTCAAGAAGATGAATGGGATAAGAAACTGATTGAGGCTGTAAACGATTGGAATATTGTTACTAGCCAAGACAGCATCAACAAAAATGATTCTAGAATGTCTGGAATTACTTTATTTGGTGGTGAATTAATTAGGTTCTGCCAATTTATAGTTCCACCTTGCACCTGGCATCTGTGCGGTGATGATTGGTGGGAGCTGGTAGCAAAGAACTGTCAAAACTGGGCAAAAACTGATGTTAAAAGCACTCATTTCACACCAGAAACAACAGGGATTGAAAAAGACGAAACTTACCAAAGCTCTTATACAGACTTTAGCGGTCAGGTAAGTAAATACAACCAATGGTTAGTAGAAGAAGGAACTGATCTACTTTCTAGGATACAAAAACAGATAACAATGGCCTAAAAATGACAGATCAAGAGTTACAATCTCTTTTGCAGAGCATGGTATATCAAAGAGGTGGATATACTGAGCCTTTGCCACAAGAAACAAGTCCATACACCAGACCAGATCAAATTAATCCTGCGTTTGAGCAATATATGGCGCAATTGTTTCAAGGTGGGCAACAAAATGAATTTTCTCCAATTGGTTTAACTAGCAATGGCGCAGGGTTTAACTCTGGCAATACTAAGGGCGTGGCTTATGGCGGTAGATTAAGTGCAGAATTGCCATTAAGTGAACAGCAGATGCTAAACCTTGGCATTAGCGGAACGGCTAACGATGTTACCTATGGCATGGGTACTCCATACCAAGGCAGAAGTGCTAGATCAGACATTACAGGAATAGATGCCACACTTAGGGATTTAGCTAGAAACCAAGAGTTCGGAGCATCTTACGCTAAAGACCCAATTAAGAATGATCCTTTCTACAGTTTGTTTTATAGAAAGCGTTTCTGATGAAGATTAGGGATGCTGCCAAGATATTTGAGCGCATAGGTGTAGCTGGGTATAACAAACCCAAAAGAACTCCAAGCCATCCTACTAAAAGCCATGTAGTAGTAGCTAAAGAAGGCGATAAGGTTAAGACAATTAGATTTGGTCAGCAAGGCGTTAAAGGCAGCCCAGAGGGTAGTGCTAGAAATGAATCGTTCAAAGCTCGCCATGCTAAGAACATTGCCAAAGGCAAGATGAGCGCAGCATTTTGGGCAAATAAGGTTAAGTGGTAAAAGTGTTGTAGAATAGCAACATCATCAACCATCACCCGTTAGGAATGGAATGGAAAACGCTATAGAAGTTGATAATTTAGAACAAGACAAATCAAGTCATGGTGGTTTACGAGCTGGAGCTGGTAGACCAAAGGGTGCTACTAACAAGATCCCTAGGGTAGCAAAAGAGAACATCATAAGAGCATTTGAGGACTTAGGTGGCATAGAAGGTTTAGTCAATTGGGCTAAGTTAGATGCTAAGAATCAGGGCGAGTTCTACAAGATATACGGCAGACTATTGCCAATAGAAAACAATGTTTCTGGTGCAGATGGTGAGCCATTTAAGATGGTGATTTCTTGGGAGAAGTAGAACAAGATGATGTAAGACAGATCATCATTCCCTATAAGCCTAGAGAGCCTCAGTTAAAACTACATGAGGTGATAGATGCACATAGATTTACTGTTGGGGTCGCTCATCGTAGGATGGGTAAAACTGTGGCTGCACTTAATCACATTATCAAGTCAGCCCTTGAAAACGAACAAGAAGCCCCAAGATACGCATATATAGCCCCGACTTATGGGCAGGCTAAAAGGGTAGCTTTCGATTACTTGTGCAAGTACACAAGGCCATTAGGTGCAGTAATTAATGTATCAGAGTTGCGTGTAGACTTTATGGGCCGTAGGATTCAGTTATACGGATCAGATAACCCAGACAGTTTGCGTGGTCAATATTTTGACATGGTAGTGCTAGACGAGATTGGCGATCAAAACCCTAAGATATGGAATGAGATCATTCGCCCAGCTCTTAGCGATAGAAACGGCAAATGCTTATTTATCGGTACGCCAAAGGGAAACAACCATTTTAAAGACCTAAGAGATCGAGCAGAGTTAAACGCTGATTGGGGTCTTGTAGAGTTTAAGGCAAGTGAAACAGGCATCATCCTAGAAACAGAGCTGCAAGACGCTCGTAAAGAGATGGGTGATGATAAGTTCAACCAAGAGTACGAGTGTTCATTTAATGCTGCTGTAGAAGGAAGTTACTACGGAAAGCTAATAAACGACCTAGAAGAAAAAGGTCGGATGTGCGAGATTACTAGAGATGATCTGTGCAAGACATACTGCGCCTGGGACTTAGGAATTGGGGACTCAACTGCAATCTTTGTAATGCAGATAGCAGGGCAAGAGTTCAGAGTGATGGATCATGTAGAGAATCATGGTCAAGGTCTGGATTGGTATGTAGAATGGCTAAAAGAAAACAACTGGCATAAGGCAGAGCAGCTCCTTCCGCATGATGTGGAAGTAAGAGAGCTAGGCACAGGCAAGAGCAGGATAGAAGTGCTGAGAGAGGCTGGATTGGACTGCAAAGTTCTACCAAGGCTCTCAGTAGATGATGGCATACAAGCAGTTAGAAGATTACTACCTAAGTGCTGGTTTAATGTGCCAAAGGTAAAACAGGGTTTAGATTGCCTACGAAACTATAGGCGAGAGTATGACGAAAAGCGTAATGTGTTCTATGACAAGCCATTGCACGACTGGGCATCGCACTCTAGCGACTCCTTTAGGTATTTGGCTTTAGGCTTAGAGCAGACTACATCTTGGTCGCAACCGATTAAAATTAACACAAAGTGGATCGTATAAATGGATGAAGGCACACTAAAAGGCATACTCGATGCCGAGATAGATAACGCTATTGGCTTTATCGAGAGCGAAACTACAGATGATCGTAGAAAAGCCCTTGAATACTACAATCGTTACGAATACGGCAATGAAGTAGAAGGTCGTAGCCAGATCGTTACAGGCGAAGTAGCCGAAGTAGTAGATGGTGCGCTGCCACAATTACTGCGTATCTTTACACAGTCAGACGAGATTGTGCGCTTTGAGCCTAAAGGCCCAGGCGATGAAGAAAAAGCAAAGCAAGCCACAGAGTATGTGAACTGGGTAATGAATCGTGATAACGATGGCGTATTGCTTATGCACAATTGGTTTAAGGATGCGCTCTTGCAAAAGAACGGAATCGTTAAAGTCTATTGGGATGAGAAGATTGATGTCAGCAAAGAGAAGTATCAAAACCTAACTCAAGACGAAGTAGCGATGCTGCTTACTGATCCAGAGGTAGAAGTAGTAAACCAAAAGACTACAGAGATTGCTCCGGCAGGCATTGACCCTATGGGGATGATGATTCCAGCCGTTTTCTCTTACGATGTTAAGCTCAAAAAGACTAAGAAAACTGGCAAGGTAATTGTAGAAAATGTGCCACCAGAGGAGTTCTTAATCTCCAAGAAGGCTAGGACTATTGCTGATGCACCATTCGTAGCCCATAGAAAACTAGCTACTCGCTCAGAGTTGATTGCAATGGGCTATGAGAAGGATATTGTAGATAACCTTCCTACTTATGCAGACCTTACTTATAACCAAGAGAATGTGGCAAGGTTCGATCAAGGTGAGCAGCCAAGCGATCAAGCAAGTTTAGACTTTACCATGCAAGAGATTGAGGTAATGGAAGTCTATATCAAGGTAGACTTTGATGGCGATGGTATTGCTGAGTTGCGTAAGATTACCTATGCTGGCACAGAGATCCTTGATAACGAGGAGGCAGACTTTGTGCCTTTCTGTTCCGTATGCCCAATCCCTATGCCACATAAGTTCTTTGGACATAGCCTGGCAGATAGAGCAGTAGACATCCAACTGATTAAGTCTACAGTTACTCGCCAAATCCTAGATAACTTGTATATGACTAATAGCCCAAGAATGGGTGTTGTAGAAGGTCAAGTAAACCTAGATGATCTGCTAACAGTTACAGCTAATGGCATTGTGCGTATGAAAAATACCCAAGCCATTGTGCCATTGACAGTACCACCTACTGCTAACCAATCATTCCCATTACTGGAATACTTGGATTCTGTACAGGCTAAGAGAACTGGTGTATCAGACCAGATGAACGGCCTTAATCCAGATGTGTTGCAGAACAGCACAGCTACAGCAGTAGCCATGATGCAGAGTAGCGCAGCAGGCAAGGTAGAGCTAATCGCTAGGGTATTTGCTGAAACAGGCGTAAAAGACCTATTCCAGAAGATTCTACAATTGCTCTGCAAGTACCAAGATAAAGAGCGCATTGTGCGTTTGCGTGGTAAGTATGTCTCTATTGATCCTCGTGAGTGGACTAATGGCTTTGACATCTCTATCAATGTTGGTCTAGGTACAGGCAACAAGCAAGAGCAGATGGCGATGATTGCTATGGTTCTAGGTAAGCAAGAGGAAATCCTAAAGACTGTAGGAATTAACAATCCATTGGTAAGCCTTACAAACTATAGACAGACACTTGGTCGGTTTATTGAGGCTGCTGGCTTTAAGGACTCTAACGAGTTCTTTATGGAGATTACCCCAGAGCAAGAGCAGCAGATGGAGTTGCAAGGCCAACAGCAACAGCAGCAACAAGATCCAGCAATGGAGGCTTATGTGGCTCAGATGCAAGCTAAGATGGCAGCAGATAACGCCAAGGCTGAGAACGATATTCAGATTGCCCAAGTTAAGGCAGAGGCTCAGATCAGACTCAAGCAGCAAGAGTTCGAGATGACTATGGCTCTTAAGAAACAGGAATTTGAGTACGAGGCTCAGTTAAAGGCATTACAACTAGGCGCAAAACTATCACCAACGGCTAATATCCCTAATGTCCTATAACAAGTCAGAACGAGCTAGAGCATATTTGTCAGATGAGTTCTTCCTAGAACTTGTCGAAAGTCAAAAATCGTTGTATTCTAACAACATATTTGATAGCAATGAGTACGATGTAGAAGTGCGAGAAAAGAACTTTCTCAAACTTAAAGTGATGGATGAATTTGTAGCGACAATCCAGGCATTAGCTGATGATAAGCAAATTGCCCAGAAACGCTGGAAGATTTTATAACCACCTAAAAGGTAAACAACATGAGTGAAAACACCAATCCTGTAGAGGGAAGTGTTAATACAGTAAGTGATGCGGCTAACGCATTTTTGTCTATGATGGATTCACCAGAGGAGAAAGCGCAAGCTCAATCGCAATCTGAAGAATCGGAAGTAACGGATTCAGACGAATCCTACGAAGATGAAAGTGCGGAAGAAACTGTAGAGTATGAGGATGAAACTCCTAGAGCTAAGACATTCAAAGTCAAAGTTGGCAATGAAGAAGTCGAAGTTTCAGAAGATGAACTCCTAAGTGGCTACAGTAGGACAGCAGACTATACTAAAAAAACTCAGGCTTTGGCTGAAACTCGGAAGGCTGTAGAGGCTGAAAGAGTGGTAGTCGAAGAAAGCAAGAAGATGCGTGATCTTTACGCACAACGCCTTGAGGCAATTGAGAGTGTTCTACAAAGCCAAAGCAATGTAGATAACTTACAAGAGCTAAAAGAAACCGATCCTATTGGTTATGCGATAGCGGTAGCGGAGCGTAGTGAGAAGGAAAAGCAACTTCAAGCCGTACAAGCTGAAAGACGAAATCTAGCCCAACAGCAGGATGCCGACAGACAGCAAGCATTACAGAAACATCTTGCAGAGGCAGCAGAGCAACTGAAAGAGGCGATTCCAGAGTTTAGGGATGCCGCTAAAGCTGAAATTGTGCGTAGAGACATTCGTACCTATGCAAAATCAATCGGATTTAGCGACCAAGAACTAGCTCAAGTGTATGACCCTAGAGCAGTTAAAACGCTATACAACGCAATGATGTACGAAAAGCTATCAGGCAATAAGGGTGCAGCCGTCAAGAAAGTACAGGATGCGCCAAAGGTATTAAAGGCTGGAACTTCCAATCCTGGCAGTTCACAGAATGAACAGATGAAAAAGCAGTTTTCTCGCCTACAAAAGACCGGCAAGAAGGCTGATGCAGCAAAACTTTTTGAACAATTTATTTAAGGAATAAAAATCATGGCAACATATCAGGTATATCAATCAATCGGCAATCGTGAAGATTTGTCCGATGTAATCTATTCTATCTCCCCAACAGATACCCCAATCATGTCATCTATTGGCAAGACTAAGGCTACTGCTGTTTACCACGAGTGGCAGACTGACTCATTGGCAGCTAACACTACTGCTAATGCTTTAGTTGAAGGTGCAACTGCATCTGACATTACTGTTTCTCCTACAACTCGTTTGGGTAACTACACCCAGATCGTTGGTAAGACAGTTATGGTTTCTGGCACTTTAGAGGCCGTAGACAAGGCTGGTCGTAAGTCTGAGAAGGCTTATCAATTGGCTAAGATTTCTTCTGAAATCAAGCGTGATATGGAAACCATCATCACAGCTAACCAGGGTCAATCTGCTGGTAACTCCACTACTGCTCGTACATTAGGCGCTTTGCTCTCATACATTAAGAGCAACACAAGCAAGAATGGTACTTCTGTAACTGGTGTAGACCCTGTAACAGTTGGTGTTTCTACTCGTACAGATGGTACAACTCGTACTTTCACAGAGGCAATGCTCAAGACTGTTATCGCATCTGTGTTCACTAACGGTGGTACACCTTCAACTCTGTTTGTTAGCCCAACACAAAAGCAAGTAGTATCAGGCTTTACTGGTTTGGCTGCACAGCGTTACCAAGTGCCTACTAATGGTCAAGCGACAATCCTAGCTGGTGCTGATCTCTATCAGTCCGACTTTGGTGTATTGTCAATTGTTCCAGATCGTTTCATGCGTACTCGTGATGCTCTCATCCTCGATCCTGAGTATGCAGCATTGGCTTACTTACGCCCATTCCAAACTAACGAGTTAGCTCGTGTTGGTGATGCAGAAAAGACACAAATCTTGGCTGAGTTCACATTGGAAGTTCGTAACGAGGCTGCACATGGCGGTGTTTTCGATCTGTCATAAGTAATGTAGAATAGGGGGATTGGGAAACTGATCCCCTTTTTCTAGGAGAATTTATGTCTGATCTAGGCAAAAAAGGCAATCTTGGTGTAGTAGATGGAGTCATTCGTACTGCGTTTGCAGATGGAGATGGCGGTTTAATCATCAAATCAGAAGTAGATTTAACAGACTTTACTGAACATACTAAGGAGCAATTTAATGCTAGAAGTGGTAAAACTGGCTGGGGTGATAGCGTATACGACCCTAAAAATAAAATTGCTTCACTTCCTGCTGAGATTATTAACACTCTTAACAAAGAAGGAATAATGCGTGGCTACTACATACTAGACCAAAAGGCCTTAGTAAAGTGGTTGAATAATCCTGACAATAGGGTTTTCCGTACTAGAGGTGGCACAGTATGAGGATAGGTATCTGTGTTCCGGCAAGAGGACAAGTAGAAATATCCACATCGTTTGACTTATCTGCATTAGTTAATTACACAGCAAAAAATACAAAGCACGATATTAATCTGTACACATCTACAGGCACATTAATATTCGATCAGCGCAATGCGCTAGTAGACTCTGTTATCAATGAGCGATGTGATTACCTAATGTTTATTGATGCTGATATGCGCTTTCCAAAAGATGCGCTTGTTCGTCTTTTAAAGCATAATAAGGACATTGTTGGCGTTAATGCTACTACTCGCTCAGAGCCAGTAAAGCCTACTGCCAAAAACATTAATTATGAGGAAGATGGTTCTGTATCCTGGCTGCCTGTTTATTCCAATGTCAAAAAAGGAATAGAGAAAGTAGATGCCATAGGGTGCGGTGTCATTCTCATTAAAAACTCAGCATTTAAAAAGATTGAAAAGCCTTACTTCTACTTTGAGCAATTGCCAAATGGGAAGTTATTAGGCGAGGATATTTACTTTTGCATTAAAGCAAAAGATGCAGGAATAGATACTTATGTAGATCACGATCTCTCAATGGAGATAGGTCACATAGGTAATTACACATACGGCTGGCATAATATTGAGGTGTCCTAATGGGCTTTGCAACATACACAGAACTAAAGACTTCAATAGCTAACTATTTAGGTCGTTCAGATTTGACTGCTGTCATTCCTGACTTCATTAGCTTTGCAGAGATTCGCCTTGCTAGAGAGATCCGTACTCGCCAAACCCTTAAAGTAGCGACAGCCTCAATGACATCTGGTGATTCTACTGTTGGCTTGCCTACAGACTTCTTAGAGATGAGAGATATATTTACACAAGGCAATCCAAGAAACACTATTAGCTATTTATCGCCTTCTTTGTTCTCTCGCAACGCTAGAGCTGGTGAATCTGGTTTGCCTGTGTACTACACCATTATTGGTGATGAAATCCAATTTGCTCCTGTGCCTGATTCAGCTTATGTTGTAGAGATGATTTATTACTACAAGCCAACGCCATTATCTACAAGTGTTGCCTCTAATGCGTATCTAGCTAACTTCCCAGATGCCTTGCTTTACGCATCTTTAGCAGAGGCAGAGCCTTATCTTATGAACGATGCCAGAGTACAGACTTGGGCTACCTTATACGATAGAGCTACTTCTGATATTAATGGCTCAGACGAAAGCTCAGAGTACGCTGGAGTACCACTAACAATGCAATTAACATCACGATAGGAAAATCATGTCTGCAATCTCAAACTACCTAGAGAACGCATTAATTAACGCTACTCTACGCAATACTACTTATACATCGCCAACTACAGTCTATGCTGGTCTATTTACTTCTGATCCAACAGATGCAGGGTCAGGCACAGAGGTAAGCGGTGGATCTTATGCTCGTAAGGCCATTACCTTTGCTGCTCCTTCTAACGGAGTAACAACTAACTCTGCTGCTGCTTGTGAGTTCGACCAGGCTACAGGCTCATGGGGAACAATTACTCACTTTGGTATCTTTGATGCCTTAACAAGTGGAAACCTTTTGTATCATGGTGCGCTAACTACATCTAAGACTATTGCAAGCGGAGATGTATTTAAGTTTGCCACATCTAGCGTAACAGTTACTTTAGCTTAAGGTAAGCCATGTCTACTCTTGTAACTCGTGCTGGTAAAGGATCGCCACTTACCCATAACGAGGTAGATGCTAACTTTACCAATCTAAACACAGACAAAATTCAGTCTGGCAATACTGTTGCTGCGCTAACTATTACTGCGCTAACTACGCCATCTGTACAGGCTGTAAACTCTGCTGGTTTAGCACTTAAAAACTCTGCTGGCACTACGCAAATGAGCATGGGTGCTGGTGGTGGCGATAACATGGCAATCAATGTTTCTACTAATTTAAATGGTACAAATGCACAAATTGACATTAGTCCTACTGGTACTGGTCATGTCCATATAAAGCCAACAGGCGTTAATTCTGTTGAAATTGCTCCTACTTATGTTGGAGAGATGGACAATATTACTATTGGAGCTACTACTGCTGCTGCTGGTAGCTTTACTAATTTAAGCGTTACAGGCACTACTAGCTTTGATGGCTCACAAGGAACTGCTGGTCAAGTATTAACTTCTGCTGGTGCAGGGGCAACACCTACTTGGGCTACAGCTAGTGGTGGTGGTCAATACTTTGGTACTGCTGCTACTAAGGCTATTGCTTACAACTCTACAAGCATTGCAGAGGATATTACAACTACATCAGGTAACAATTGTTTATCTGTTGGGCCAATAACAATTGCATCAGGATATTTAGTAACAATTGCATCAGGTCAAAGGTGGGTGGTTCTATGAGTTCAGTTGTTATAAGCGGAGATACATCAGGTGCTATTACTTTAGCTGCTCCTGCCGTAGCTGGTACTAATACAATTAATCTTCCTGCTGCTGCTGGAACTGTAGCTTTAACTAACCAACTACCTTATGCTGCTTCTTATTTAATGGTAGCTGGTGGCGGTGGCGGTGGTGGCGGTATTGGGGCTGCTGGTGGTGCTGGCGGTTTATTAGCTAACACAGCAACTATTATTGTAGGAACTGTTTATACAGTTACCGTTGGGGCAGGTGGAGCTGGTGGAAATAACTCTACAAACGGAAGTAATGGCGTTAATTCATCTTTTACATCATTGACAACTGCTGTTGGTGGCGGTGGCGGTGCTTGTGGTCAGCTTGGCGTTAGAAATGGCGTATCTGGCGGTTCAGGTGGTGGCGCATACAATACTGGTACTGGTGGTTCTGGAACTACTGGACAAGGCAATGCTGGTGGTGCTGGGGTAGGTAGCGCTACTAGTGGTGGTGGCGGCGGCGCTGGGGCAGTTGGTGGTACTGCTTCAGGAACTACATCGGGTAATGGTGGAGCAGGAACAGCATCTTCAATCACAGGATCTTCTGTAACTTATGCTGGTGGTGGCGGTGGTGGAGCTTATAGTGTAGGTAGTGGAGTAGCAGGCGCTGGTGGTGCTGGAGGCGGTGGTGCTGGTACAAATAACGATACTACAGCTACAGCTGGTACAGCTAACACAGGTGGTGGTGGTGGTGGTGGCGGTTATACATCTTCTGGTGCTGTTGGTGGTGCAGGTGGCTCTGGAGTGATAATTCTTTCTGTACCAACTGTAAATTATTCAGGCACAACTACTGGGTCACCAACTATTACAACATCAGGCTCTAACACAATTATTAAATTTACTGCTTCAGGGAGTTATACAGGATGAGCCATTTTGCTAAAGTTTTAGACGGCAAAGTAATTCAAGTTATTGTTGCTGAACATGAATTTTTTAATAGTTTTGTAGATACAACTCCAGGACAATGGATTCAAACTTCCTACAATACACATGGTAATCAACACCCTAAAAATAACCCTTTGCGTGGAAATTTTGCTGGTGTTGGTTATACATACGACAGAATAAACGATGTATTTTATGCCCCGCAGCCTTTTTTAAGTTGGACATTAAATAATTCTACTTGGTTATGGGAATCACCAATATCTTATCCAACTGATAACAAACACTATGTTTGGGATGAATCAACAATAAGTTGGAAGGAAATAGCATAATGGCATCTACTATATCGGCTGGAACTACAAGTGGAACTGCATTAGCAATTTCTGGTGATACTAGCGGTGCTTTAGCTCTACAAACTAATAATGGCACTACTGCGGTAACTATTACAACTGCACAAAATGTTGGTATTGGTAATACTAGCCCTCCTTATCCTTTAAGCGTAGCATCAAGTACTGCCAATTTAACTGTTTATGTGCAAAATACAAAAGGTGATGCAAGTGGAGATATTGTTCAAGTAGCTGTAACAAGAAATACAACAGATGGAACAACTAGACCATATACTTATTATAATGCTGGTGCTGGTGCTTATCGTTTTTATGTTTTAGATAGCGGTAATTGTCAAAATACCAATGGCTCATATGGTGCATTTTCTGATGTCAAATTAAAAGAAAATATTGTTGATGCAACCCCTAAACTTGAAGATTTATGCAAAGTTAAAGTTCGTCAATATAACCTTAAAAAAGATCAAACCCATAAACAAATTGGCGTTGTTGCACAAGAACTTGAGAAAATATTTGCTGGGCTTGTTGATGAAATTGATGATAAGGATGGAGATGGAAAAAATTTAGGCACTACCACTAAAACAGTTAAATATTCTGTTTTTATTCCAATGCTAATTAAAGCTATACAAGAACTAAACGCTAAAGTAGATGCACAAGCATTAGAAATTCAAGCGCTTAAAGGAGTAGAATAATGGCATTAGTCCTCGATGGTACTTTAGGTATCACAACTAACTCAGGTACGGTTATTTCAGCTTCAACTATTGGTGTAGGTGGTGCAACCCCATCCGCTAGCGGTGCTGGTATTACATTCCCTGCTTCTCAGTCTGCTTCATCTGATGCTAATACATTAGATGATTATGAAGAAGGTACTTTTACTCCGACTATTGCAGGTTCAACAACGGCTGGAACTGCAACTTATGGTTCTCAAAGTGCAAGATACACAAAAATTGGTCGCTTAGTTCAATTTGAAATTTATTTGGCTTGGACTGGTGGAACTGGAACTGGAAATTTGCAACTTAAAGGTTTACCTTTTACAAATTCTTCCGCAGGAACTTTCCCAGCAGTATCATTTTCTTATGTAAATAACCTAACTTTACCAGCACTTAGTATATTAACTGGCTTTGTGCAAAACACAAACACAGGAATTGAATTTTATTCATATCCTGCTGGCGGTGGTGCAACACAAGCAGTTGCTTATGATTCTTCCGCAGAATTTACAATAACTGGTACATATTCAGTTTAAGGAAAAATAATGGCACTTACAGAAAATACAAGCATTGACCAAATTGAAATAGTTAGGGATTGGAATATTCAAGTTCGCCAAGCTACTGTTATTGAACGAGATGGTGACTTTGTATCAAGAACATTTCATCGTTGGGTATTAACTCCTGATATGGACATTAGCAATCAAGAACAGAAAGTACAAGACATCTGCAATGCAGCATGGACTGATGAAGTTAAAGCTGCTTATGAGACATTTAAAGCTGAACAAGCCAATAGATTAATTTAAATGGCTTACGCAGACCAATATGTAGTTTATGGATACTGGGATTACATCTATGCAGTAGGAGATGTATTAGCTACAGATGGAGCTGGATCTGTTAATGGCATAGGCACAGCTAGTGGCAGTCCTATTGCTATCCTCTCTGGCATTGGATCTATTAATGGAGTTGGAACTACATCTGCATTAGGCATTAGAGTACAGAATGGCATAGTTTCAATTAATGGAATTGGCACAGTAGATGCTGTAGCCATTCGAATACAAAACGCTGAAGGATCTGTAATTGGCGTTGGAACTATCACAGGATTAGGCGGTATTGTTGTTGCCGGAGAAGGATCACTAATTGGCATTGGTACAGTTGATGCAAACGGCAATGCAATCTTATCTGGAAACTCATCAATTACTGGCATAGCCTCTATAATTGCTATTGGGTACAGAATTGGTGAGGAATGGAGTAATTCTGCTATAGGTACTAATACATGGACAGCAGCATCCGTTACAGGAAACAATTGGACAAACAAAACAGTAGATAGCAATACTTGGACAGCATCAAATGTTACAAGTAACTCTTGGACAGACAAAACAACGGGAAGTAATACATGGCTACCTCAATAGTAGAATTTGGCGAATGGCTACCAGACCAAGCTGGAATAACTGGATCTATACAGGATGCCTATAATGTCGTTCCCCAGGCAATAGGTTACGGCCCATTCCCCAATACAGTAGATCTTTCAGCAGCAGCAGACTCAAGCCTTAACAATGTATTTGTTACTAAGTATGGTGGCACTACTACCATGTTTGCCGGTAGCTTTACTAAGCTCTACAAGTTCGACTCCTCAGATTTAAGCATGGACAATGTGTCTAAGTCAGGAAATTACACAGGCACAAATCGCTGGATGTTTACCCAGTTTGGGCCATCCCTAATTGCGGCTAATGGAGTGGCAAAGCTCCAAGTATTCAATTTAGGTAGCTCATCATTATTTGCTGATCTAGCTGCTGCTGCTCCTGCTGCTAAATTTGTAACTACAGTTCGAGATTTTGTGGTGGCTGCTAATGTGGCTGGCGAAGAAAATAAGGTTTATTGGTCTGATATTAACGATGAGGCTGATTGGACTTCTGGAGCTACAAGCCAATCTGATAACCAGGTTCTTCCTGATGGTGGAGATATTCGTGGCATTACTGGTGGTGAGTATGGCCTAGTATTGCTAGAGAGAGCTATATCTAGGATGACTTATGTAGGTGCGCCACTATTCTTCCAGTTCGATACTATTGCTAAAAACATTGGGTGCTATGAATCTAATTCTGTAGCCCAATTTGGAAACCTTACATTCTTCCTATCAGACGATGGATTCTATGTTTGTGATGGGCAGACAGTCACTCCGATTGGTGCAGAGAAGATAGATCGTTTCTTTTTTACCTTTGTAGATCAATCTAAGTTAAGCGAGATGAGTTCTACAATTGATGTGATCCGTAAATTAGTGATCTGGCAATTTACAGACATCTTTGCCCAAAAGCGTTTGATGATCTACAACTTCCAAACTAAGAAATGGTCTGAGGCTGAAACAGACACTAGCTTTTTAGGTAGTGCAGCACAGGCTGGCGTAACCTTAGAGGGTTTAGACACCTTTGGAACAATGGACAGCATCGAAACCTCTTTTGATAGCCGTCTATGGGCTGGCGGTAAGTTTGTTCTTGCTGGCGTAAAAGATACCAAAATTGTTACTTTTACTGGGGCTAATAAGTCTGGCTACATTACTACAGGCGATCTAGGTAACGGCAATCAGTCAATCATTATGTTAGCCAAGCCAAAGGTAGATAATGGCTCTGCAAGCGTTTCTGTAGCATCTAGAGCGTTGTTAAGCGAAGTCCCTAGCTTTGGTACTGCCGTAGCAGCAGACACAGAGAATAGGGCATCCCTGCGCTCTGGTGGTAAATACCATAGAGTAAGGGTTTACCCTAGCGGTGCTAACTGGAAAACGGCTGCTGGCGTTGAGATTGATTTAGTCCAACAAGGCGGTAGATAATGTTTCGCAGATTACCCCCTGCTGGTGGCGATCAACGAGCTGTAGCCGAGATAGTCAATGGAATGATGGATGGCAAAACTAATAATACTGGCACTATTACATTGGCTGTGGGCGGTGCAACATCTACAGCTCTGAGCGACCCTAGAATAAGTAGAGATTCTGTGATTATCTTAGTGCCTAAAACTGCTGATGCTTTTGCTACTACAGTTTATGCAAGCGCACAAAGTAATGGCAGCGCAACAATTACTCATGCAGCCAATATAGTTGCTGGTAAAACCTATGGATATGTAATAGTTGGATAAATACCACTTTTCTACCAATTGTAGGTAAAATTATGGTATGCAAAAAATCTATGTGAAACCAGAGGATTTGAGGTTGTACTGGGATTATGTTAGAAAAGGTTTATTAAAGATTTTAAGTAAGACTCCTGAGGGGTGGATTCCTGAGGATGTATATGTAGAATGTTTCAATAACAAGGCTCTTTTATGGGCTTTCTCGCAGGACAACCGAATAGTAGGATTCTCGGTTCTGCAACCCCAAGGCGATAATCTACATATATGGTGTTCTTATTTTGAGCATAACCTTGATCCATGTTGGCAAGCTCTATTAGAGATCGCCAAGGCTGGTGGAGCAAGTACAGTAACTTTTGACTCTCATCGTAAAGGATGGGATGTGATAGCAAGAAAATATGGGTTTAGACCTAGAAAATGGATAAAGGATATTTGATATGGGCGGAATAGCAAGCACAGTTGGGGGCATCTTTGGTGGTGGTGGCGGTGGTCAGCAAGTTCAAGATAGAACTACTACTACTACAAACCAAATTGATCCAATGCTCAAGCCTTATGTAGAGTTTGGTCTAGGCGAGGCAAGACGCTTATACGAAACACAAGGCCCATCTTACTTCCCAGGGCAGACCTATGTTAGCCCTACAGAAACTACCTTATCTGCGCTACAAGCTGGTGAGCAACGAGCTGGAGCTGGAAGTCCATTGCTAAGAGCAGCGCAAGCTGAAAACTTAGCTAATGTACAGGGTCAATACTTAGGTGGAAACCCTTTCTTTCAAGGCGCATTTAATCCTGCTGCCAAGGCTGCTCAACAATCCTATTACGATGCTATCCAAAATGTAGCCTCTAAAGCCTCTAGTGCTGGTCGCTATGGCTCTGGTGCTTATGGTCAATTAACAGATCGTGCTGGTGGTACTTTTGCTAATGCGCTTACTGATACTGCTGGCAAACTAGCCTATCAGAATTACTCAGACGAAAGAGCAAGACAGGCTGCTGCTACTGCTGCTGCACCTGGCATGGCAGAGGCAGACTACGGAGATATTCAGCGTTTACTAGCAATTGGACAGGGCAGAGAAGGTTATGCTCAGACAGCATTGCAAGACCAAATCAATCGTTATAACTACGAGCAAAATCTTCCACAAGCTAAACTGCAATCATTCTTAAGTGGCGTATATGGCGCACCTAGTGGCGGTATCTCTACCTCTACTCAGCCTATCTACTCTAACCCAGGACAACAAGGTTTAGGAAACTTACTAGGACTTGCTGGTACAGGCGCACAACTCTATGGAGTGTTCAAATGAACTTAAGTTTCCTAGATGATCTTTTTAGTGGAATTGGTAGTGGTTTAGCTGATACCGACAAATTTGTAAAGCGTGAGATGCCATTTGATTCTGGGTGGGGCTTTCCTGCTGCCCTTACTGCTGCCTATTTTGCACCTTATCTTATTCCTGCTTTTGCTGAAGGTGGCGGTGCTGCTGGCCTTGGAGCTGCCGAAGGAACTGGGGCTACTGCTGGCGGTGGAATGTTAAGTTCACTAGGTGGAGCTGGCGGTACTTTTGGTGGAGATTTGTTTTCATTGGGTGGCTCTGCTGGTGCAGAAGGATCAATCGGCTCTGGTGGAATGAACAGTCTTTTATCTAGCCTTAGCTTAGGTGATGCTGGTTCATTTGCTGGTCAAGAGGCTTTCCAACTGCCAATGTCTGCTTATACTCCAGAATACTTAAATAGCCTTGCACAATACCAAGGTGTTGATGCTGGCAATGCAAGTTTATTTGATAGACTAACAGGCAATACTGAGCAAGGTTTATACAAGCAAGAAGGACTAGCTAAACAAGCATCTGGTCAAACAGTAACAGATTTGTTAAAGAAACAAGCTCAACAAAAAGCACTTAGCCAACTTACACAAAGTGGCTCTAAGATGCAAGAACAAAATACTGCTCAACAAGCAGAACAAAACAGAATGGCTCAACAGCAAGCAATGATGCGTAGAGGACAAGCAGTTGATACAACTACTGCACTACTTTCTTTATTGCAAGACAGAGAGCAACAATCAAGACAACCTAGAATATCTTTAATCTAAGGCAAATATGGCATATATTCCATCCTATTACGAAGGCTTACTATCAGAAGATGATATGTCATCTCTGCGTACTCAAGCACTTGCATCTGGATTATTAAGCGCAGGCGCAGCATTTTCTAGAGCTGGCGCACCATCTTTTATGCCACAAGGTAGTGGAATTAGCGATGCTCTCCAAGGATTCCAAACTGGCTACCAAGGACAAGTAGATACTGCATTGCAAAATATGCTTAAAGCTACTCAGGTTCAAGAATTAGTGCGTAAGCAAAAACAAGCACAACAATTAAATCAGCTATATCAAAGTGCATATACTCCAGGCAAGCAAACTGCTATCCCTTCAGAAGTAGGCCCTGCTGTTACAGAAACACCAGGCTCTTTTGATATATCCAAAATTCTTCCTCAACTACAGGCTAGTGGACAGTTTGGTGCTATTAAAGATATTGCTGATAGCACAAAGGCTTTGCGCCAACTTGGATTAATGGGTGGCGGTACTGGACAAGCTCCAAGCCCATTTGCTGCTTATACACAAGCCACAAGCCCACAAGTAAGAACTTTGGCATCTCAATTAGAGCAAGGATTTAAAACTGGTGTAATTGATGAGGAAACTGCTTATAAGCGTTTAGACTCATTAGCAAAAATGGAAGATTCTTATATTAGCCGTCAAATTGCTGCTGGTGAAAGAGCAGACAAACAGGCACAAGATAAAAAACCAACAGAAGGTGAAAAGAAAACAGCTACTCTTGCTGGTCGTTTAGAAGGCGCATTAGGAGATTTGAGTAAAATTGATTTAGCTGCTCAAAAACCAGAGATTATTCCATCTTTGCTACAAAAACTTTCATTTGTTCCTGGCGCAGAAATGGCTGCTGGAAAAGTATCATCTTCTGAGCGTTTAAGAGCAGAGGCAGCGCAATTAGATGCTTTAGATGCTGCCCTTACACTTGGAACTGGTGCTGCATATACATCGGAACAGTTAAAAGGATATGCCAAGGCTTATTTCCCACAAGTAGGTGATACGCCTGATGTTATACAAGACAAAAATAATCGTTTTGCTAGAATCGTTACATTAGCTAGAGAACAGTCTGGTGCTGCTGGAAAATCTATTGACATTGCTAGAGGCAAAGCAAAGACATTTGATCTTAAGACATTTAAAGAAGAACAAGGACTTGAAAAATAATGGCATACGAAAAGTTCGAAAAAGTTATTCGTAATGTAGATAAATTATTAGCTAATCCTAATGTTAATCCAGCAGACATTAATCAATACTTAGGCGCAGAGGGTTATACGGCAGCTCGATTTAAAAGTGCTGCTGAAAACTATTCTAAAGCCAAAGGTGCAACTTCTACCTATGGCAATATTGAGGCTGGTATTCAAGGCTTAACTTTTGGATTTGGTGATGAGTTTGAGGCAGTCATTAAGACCCTTAAGAACAAAAGACCATACGAGCAAAACCTTGCTGCGGTTCAATTTGCTAAACAAGAATTTGAGGCAGAAAAACCTTATCAAGCAATGGCATCTGAGATTGCTGGTAGTTTGCCTGTAGCGTTTGCTGCTGGTAAAACTGCTGTACAAGCTGCCGGTAAGATCCCAGAAGTTGCTAACCTATTATCTAAACTTCCATCTAGCTTTAGAACAGTAGCTGGAGTATCTGGAGCTGGTGCAGGAGCTGGGGGATTAACTGGTGCTGGTACTGCCCAAGAAGGAGAAAGATTAATGGGCGCACAAAAAGGTGCAGCTCAAGGT